GGGAGTTTTTATACTTTAACCAAAAAAACAAAACAATGTCAGAAAAAAAACAAGTAATTAGCGACGAAAACGCTTTGAACGAATTGGAATTATTTATTAATGAATGGGTTGAAAAACCAGAAATAAAATCAGAATTAAAAGAAGCCTATCCATTAATTTTTGAAGCAATCACAACCGGTAATTTGGTATTAAATGAAAATGTACCGGTTTACACTTTGAGAAGTCCAATTAAAAATGATGATGGTCAAATTTCGGAATCTGAAATTAATTTCAAAACGAGAATTACGCCAACAAATCAGGCCCGAATAGGAAAAGGATTAAACATACAATTGGACCAATTGCAATATGCTTTAAATTGTATTTCTTACATCATTGGAAAGCCTTTGATAATGTTGGACAAGTTTTCAAAAAAAGATTATAATACAATTCGTGAAATAGCCTCGGTTTTTATGTAAGGTGGCCATCGTCAAATATGGATATTGCAATTGAGAATGTTGCTAACTATTTTCATTGGACACCGCAAACGATAAACGAAATGTATTGTGATAATATTGATATTTTAGGTATTCTTTACTGGAATAAGGTAGTAGAAAAAAACCAACCTAAAACAAAATGATAAAAACCCCAACATAGTTATAATTTCTATTTTGGGGTTTTATTTTATAATTTTATAAAAAAAATAGTATGAGTGCCACAATGAGAATACCTACCGAGTTTACAGCAATTGACAAGTTCAGCGCGGTTATTGCCAAAATGACTTCGGGAGTTTCAAACTTTACTAAATCAACTGGGGCGGCCGTGCAAAGGGTAAATACTAAGATTAACGGGATGTTTTCCAGTTTAGATAGGATTTCTCAATTAGCTATAGGTGTTGGAGTTGCCGGGTTGTTTACAATGGCAGCTAGTGCCGCAATGGATTATGAAACTGCTTTGCATAGTTTGGAGGCGGTTACTGGGCAAAGTGCAGCAAAGTATAAATCACAGATTGAAGATTTAGCAAAGACAAATCGAAAGTCAGTTATTGATGTTGCAAGTAGTTTTGAGGTCATTGGTTCGGCAATGTCTCAATATTTAGACAATCCGAAAGCATTAGGTCAAATTTCACAAGCCGGGATAACATTAGCCAAAGCATCAAGACAAGAATTAGAACCGGCATTGCAAAGTTTAACGTCCGTAATGAATCAGTTTAAAATGGGTGCAGAGGAGGCAAACAAAACAATCAATATTTTAACTGCTGGTGAGATTGTAGGTTCAGTTTCCACTGCTAAAATAGCTGAAGGTTTACAGGAATTTGGAGCAAATGCATTTACGGCAAATGTAAAATTAAGTGAGTCAGTTGCATTATTAGAGACGTTGGGTAAACAAATGGACCATTCTAAAATTGCGGTGGGTGCAAGGAACTTATTAAACGTAATGTCAAGTGCAAAAGGATTGCCAAAAGAGGCGGTTAAATCGCTTCAAATGCACGGCGTGAGTATGGACGTGCTTATGAATAAATCTTTACCTTTAGGAGCTAGATTAAAAGAGCTCTCCAAAATTCAAAAAGATGCGGTTGCAATAACAAATGTTTTCGGAAAAGAAAACATGACGGCTGCAAATGTTATTTTTTCAAACTTAGACACTTATAATAAATGGTCGGTTGAAATTGAAAAAACGAACAAAGCAAATGAACAAGCGGCGGTTAATTCAGATACTTTGGCAACCAAAGTAAAATGGTTAAAAGATTCCTTTATAAATGCGATTGCCACAAATGATAAGGCAGCTACTTCAATGAATGTTATAAAAGATGCTTTTGGATTTTTGGGAGATAACATGAAGGAAATAGTTAGTTTGGTTAGTAAAGTAATTATTGCTTTTTTAGCTTTTAAAATCATAAATGCAATTATATTAACGGCTCAAGCTATAATGGCAGGTTACACGGCTGTAATGCTTTGGTATTCGTCAGTGGCGGTTACGGCTGCTTTTACTGGGGCTTCATTTGCGGCTGTAATTTGGGCGACTGTTTGGCCTATTTTAGCGGTTATTGCTGCAATTGGATTAATCGTATACGCGGTTACTCATTGGGGCGAAATAACAGACTGGTTTAGCGCGAAATGGGAACAATTAACCACGTTTTTATCAGAGTTTGATTTTGTGGGTATGTTTATTTCTATTGGACAGGCAATTATAGATTATATGCTTTTTCCTTTAAAGGCAGTTTTAAATTTAGTTGCAATGATTCCGGGCGGAATAGGAAAAGCGGCTCAAACTGGATTAGATAAAATAAATGAAATGTCAGATTTGAATATGATGGTAGGACACGACATAAAGAAATTGGACAGTCCAGAACAAACCAACGCCAAAATGATGCAGGAAAACAGGGTTAGCGGTGGAATTGACGTGAACATTAGAGATAAAGGCGGTAACGTTGAAAGTTCTAATCCGTGGGGTAATTCAGGAATACCAATAAATGTAACATCAACACAGGGGGCGTTTTAATTATGGATACAAAAGATATATTATTGTATGAATCAGGAAGCGGTGGTGAAATGTCCATCGCTTCAAATGATTTAGTAATGGGAGAAAATTTATACCAACAAGTCTATTTAGCTTTGTTTGGTGGGAATATCGAAGCTAATACTAAACCTGATATTTTATTGAATGAAGAACGTTTTGATTGGTGGGGTAATACTTTATTTTTCAAAGACAAACCCACACGACAATTCAATTCTAATACCGAAAGGACGCTTTTAGATGTTGTTCTGAATAGTTCGGGTCGATTGAGAATTATACAGGCTGTAAATGATGATTTGGTGTATCTAAGCGAGTTGTTGAATTCAACCGTGGACGTGGAATTCTTTAACACAAATAAAATACGTATTATTGTAATGTTTTCGCCAAAAACCAATCAGGAAAATAAAGTTTTACAGTTGGTTTATGATAATGCCAAAAATGAATTAATAATTGAAAAAATAATTTAAAATGAAACCATTAAATAAAATTTTAGGTCATTTAGATAATCCAGAAGCTGACTTATTATCGGAAGAATCTCAATTAAGATTAGTTAAAAGTATTGAGGAATTATTGATTTTCAATTATGAAAATTGGTATAAATTAATCGGTAGTAAATTAGTTAATACTAATTATTTAGAACGATTAGAATTATTTAGAATATGGAATGAATCTATAAATGAAAAAATTAAATAAATGAAACCAATACCAAGTATAGTCGAATTGCAGGAAACACTTGCAAATGATTTTAGAAGTCGTTTGAATTTGTCGGACGATGATTTAAAGAAAGTCCTAAATGCTTTTGATATTGTTTTGGCCGCTCAATTCAAACTTTTGTATCTTTTTTTAAGCGATATTCAAAACAATGTTTTTCCCGACACTGCTGATTTGGAGTCCAACGGGGGAACTTTGGAAAGAATAGGACGAATACAATTAGGTCGTAATCCTTTACCCGCAACGGTAGGGGTTTTTGAGTTTTCAGTCGTAGGGATTGCGGGTTCTATTTTACGTTCTGGATTGACTTTTAAATCAAATGAAACTGCAAAAAATCCCGGTCAACTTTATGTTTTGGATTCTGAATATACAATGACAGGAACTAATGATTTAATTGAAGTTCGTTCGTTGGGTTCGGGTGTTGAATTTGATTTGAATATTGGTGACGAATTGACGATAACAGAGCCGGTAATCGGAGTAAATGCAACCGTTACAGTTGATAGTGTTATTGACGTTCCAACGGCATCCGAGGACATTGAAATATATCGACAAAACATTTTAGATTCAATTCAGTTGGAGCCACAAGGAGGAGCGAAAACAGATTATCGATTATGGGCGGCCGATGCTTTAGGAGTTCGAAAAGTTTATCCATACGTAAAAAATGGTGATGCAGGAACGGTTCAAATATTTGTTGAAGCCACAATAATTGATAGCACCGATGGAAAAGGAACACCGAGTTCAGGACTTTTGACAGATGTTGAGAGTGTAATAGAATTTGATCCTGATACGACAAAACCGTTAAACGAAAGAGGTCGTAGGCCAATACAGTCAACAATAGAAGTTAATCCTATTTCATTGATTCCCGTGGATGTTTCAATAGTAGGATTAAACGAAGATACGGCAAGTATTCGAGCTTCAATTTCAACTAATTTAAATACGTATTTGCAGGATATTAGACCCTACATTGCGGGTGCCGATTTAGCACGTGATAAGAATGATATTTTGTATGAGGGTCGTTTGCAAAGTGTAGTAACTGACACATTGGAAAGTGCTAATTTTTTCACTGCATTTAATATGGTTGTTAATGGTGTTTCTGTAGATAATTATCAGTTTGAATTGGGAAACATTCCATATTTAAGAAACGTAACCTACTAAGATATGTACGAAGTCACAGATAAAAGCACACAACACGGATTATTAACGCCTCACGGTTATAATACTCCACATCGTTATCCAACGGCTGGCATTGCTATAATTGATGTTTTTGCTGATTTAGCAAGGCAATTGTATCCTACTGGTCGGGCGTGGTATATGAATAGAAATGGAACTTTCGAAAATTTACACAAAGCAATTAATCGTAGTTTTGTTAGAGTGGTCCAAGATTCTTATTTAACATTAGATTCTGTTTTTCCTGATAACGATAATTTTAGCGTAAACGATGCAACGCTTTGGGAATATCGATTAGGATTAATTACTAATTCGTCATTAGATTTAGCAACCAGAAAACAGATTATTCTACGTAAAATGGCATATCCTGGAAACGTGAAAGCTAGGCAACACCCATTATTTATTGAAAGTCAATTACAGTTAGCTGGGTTTAATGTTTGGGTTCACGAAAATACACAACCATATCAAACGCCAAATGATATACTTGCTTTGAGTTTGGTTGGAACACAACACGGGGGAATTACTCAACACGGTTTAGGTACCCAACACGGGGCGGGAGGTTTTGAAGTAATAGCGAATTTGTCAACAACAAACGAAAGTTATTCAGTTGGTTCAAATCTTTGGGCAACTTTTTTTATCGGTGGTCAAAATTTAGGGGATTATGCAAATGTCCCTGCAAATAGATTACAGGAATTCAAAGAATTAGTATTGAAGTTGAAGCCGGCACACACGGTAGCGTACACATTTATAATTTATAATTAAAAAAATATGAGAAGTTTAGCGAGTAATCCAAATATTGACAATGGCGATTTAGCCAACTATCCTAATGGACGAATAAAAGACAATACGGGATCAAATGACGGTACGGCCGTTAATGAGCGTGTAAAAGGCGATTTGCACCAAGCAATTGAAAAACTAATGAGGTTATACGGGATAACTCCAAATGATTTACCTGATAACGAAACAAACGGATTTCAAATAATTGATGCTTTACGGGCTTTGGCTTCAAAGAATGATTTTATTTTGAATTTAGGTAGTACCGCCAGTATTTTACAAGTTCCTATTAAATTAGGTTCAATGGTAAATGAGGAATCTGTTATTTGTGTGGCAACTGCTGATTTTACAACTGAAACACAAATTAAAGGTTCCGATGCTCCAACATTTACGGCAACAATTCAGGGTGATTTCAAAACAGGTGAATACGTTCGATTGATTAAAAAGTCAGGTGGAATAACATTGGTTAGAATTGCGGACCAAATGAGTTTAGATTTAATGGTTGCTGATTTGCTGTATTTGAAAAAAGCTTCACAATCAGAAGAAAACGCAGGAACATCGGATTTAGTTGCAACAACTCCAAAAGTAAACAAAGTGACTTTTACAAGGCGTGTGAATGGTGTTGATAGCACATCATATTTGGCTAGTGGATCACAAAATGGAATTTATCCAAGTACTCATTTTGCAATCGTAGCGGCTTTGGGTGCCAGTCCAGTTAAAAATGTTGGGTGGTTTAGTGGTTTGGATGTTGGTGGAAGCGTGGGAAGTTTACCAGTTAGTGGAAATATTATTTCTGCTGTAGCATCGGTGCCAACGGCAAATGATAGTTTTATAACTGTAACCGTTCAAAATGCAATGTCGAATTCAAATTATATCGTAAAAACGTATATTCAAGGTGAGTCATCTAGTTTGAATTCAGACAATGATATTAGTATAGCGGTTTTTAAACCAATTTCTACTACTCAATTTCAATTAGCATTTAGAGAGATTGCATCATCTTTACAGAATTTAAAAATACACATCGAAGTCGTTCAATTATAAAAAAATAATCAATGAAAACAATAAAAAATTTAGCGGTACCACAAGATTCTAGTTCACGATTTCCTTTTTCTACAATAATAAATGAAACTGATACCGAGAATGGAACGCCTGTAGTAAGAGAGATTTACGGTGACGTTTTGACTAACTTGTATAAGTTATTGCAAGTGGTGGGAATTACCCCAACAAACACAGAAGATAGCGATATTACACAATATCAGATTTTGGAAGCCTTGAAAAAGTTGCCGAATTCATTAAATGATATTGAACAAGTTTTATCACTTTCTGGATTAGTTTGGAGCGTTCCATTGGACACCGATTATTTACCGAATAAATACTTTTTCGTAGCTAGGGCATCTGATAATTATGTGAGTGGAACTACTTATACTTTTGAAGGTTCAAATGCCGTTAGTTTGCCATTTTCAAGTACTGGTTTTAATGCCAGTGACGAGATTTTAGTAATTATTGATACATCGGGAGTTAGGGCATATTCTTTGAGTTTTTTGAGTGCAGTTTCAAGCGAGGTTTTTACCGTGTTGGGAACACCAATTGCATTTAACGACACGAACAAAGTTTATTACCAAGAAGATGGAGTATTAATGTCAGATGTTCCGAGCGTTGATTATTTGGAGTCGATTATTCGAGTTGAATTAAGCAACGGTACTATTTTGGTAAATGACATTTTAATCTTGAATGGTTATGTTTTGTGTTTTTGTTTAATACCGTCAACAAATGTTTACTTTTTTAGACAATTTGAATTAAACGATTTAAGCGTATCACAGGCGGTTTCTTTGTCGGGAACGTCTTTTGCTACGGTAAGTGATTTTTTTCCTTATATCTATGCTGAAAGTGGCTTTATTTACATTACCAATGCAATGAACGCCAATACAAATGATTATTCATTTACGAAATTAACTTACAATCCTGCAACGGCTTTATTGACTTTGGTTTCCACTTTCAATTTGGATGTGACTTTTGCCAAAACATCAAATGCAGTTATCAAAGGTAATTTTCTTTATACGTACATTGCGGGCGTTTTGAATCAATTTAATTTGTCAACAGGTGTAAAGGTTACTTTGGGAAATTACGCAGGGGTAATAGGTAATCTTTTTGGATTTAATAATGAGGTTTATTTTACTAGTGGTGAAGTTGCCAAAAAATGGACTTTGTAAAAAGTAAAATAAATGAAGCTTAACGTCAACACGGATGCGTCAATAAAATTAACTGCCAAATTGGAAAAGCTGCATCGGTCAGCTTTTCCAAGTGCGGTTAGGAATACTTTAAATCAATGCGCTTTTGAAATGAAAAAAAAAGATATTCCTATTTCTTTTAGAAAAAATTTCAAGCCAAAATCAGGAACAATACCATTTGTTAAAAAACTTGCAAATGTTGAAAAAGCCAATGGATTTAAAGTTGACAATATGAAGTCAATAGTTGGATTTTTAAATCCATCAAACAATGTTGATAAGAAATTTGTAGAGGGTTTGGCAAAACAAGAATCAGGGGGAATAGTAGATGATGGTTTACGATACTTAAAATCTGCAAGGGGTGATAAGATAAATGGAAAAGTTAGAAGAGAAAATTATTATGATAAAACACAAGTTATACACGGAAGATCTAAAAGAAAAGGAACCGTAAAAAGTAAATTTGTAGCGAGGGCATATAGGGCTTATAAAGAAAATAAACCTATGTTTATAAATTCAATGAAAGGTAATTTTTTAGTAAAAGTTAAAAGTATATCATCTACTTTATCAGAAAAAAAATTAAATTTTGATTTTGAATTTATTGCGATGGAGAGAAGCAAGAAAAAGACAAATTTAAAATCAACTCATTTTATGGAAGAAGCGGGTACTTTGACTAAAAAAAAGATTGATGATTTTTACAAAAAACAGGCAGAATTTCAATTTAAAAAATATCTTAAATGAGCTGGGTAAATAAAATACAAAACAATAGATTCTCGATAGTTTGTGGTGACGGCAAAGAGTATTTTCCATTATTCAAAACAGGGGAACGATCCAAAGAATTTAATACTACTACTTTTGATTTTATCGATGTTCCTGGTTCTTTAGTGGAACGTAAAAAACCAAAATCAGGAAAGTTTCCTTTAACATTTTGGTTTCAAGGTGACGATAATGTAGAACAGTCAGAAGCGTTTGAAAAGTCTGCTGAAGATAACAGGCCGTGGACAGTTAATCACGTGTTGTACGGAACAATCAAGGGGCAACCGGTGAGCATATCCAGAAATGATGTGAATTTCAACATAACTGAAATAACGGTTGATTTTTGGGAGAGCATAAGTGCTGATTATCCGACTTCGAATTTTAGCGTAAAAGATAATACCTACGAAAAGAAACAATCTGTTTTTGCTAGTTCTGAAATTGCGTATAGTTCAAGGGCTGTTTTTGAAACCGTAGATATTCAGAAAAACAAGGATGCAATAAATAAAATTGCTTCCAAACTTTCTAAGCTGCAAACAAATGAAACTTATGCGGAATATTCAAACAAGGTAAACAAGGCGGTGAAAGCATCGGATAACCTGATTAATGATTCTCAAAATGCCATTAGTACGGCTCAGGATACATTGAATATGCCGTCCGAATTAGTGGAAACGGTACAGAATAGAATCAATGCGTATGTGGGTGCTTTTGAAAGCATTATTTCCACTTTGGAAAGCGTTCCGGATAAATTGTTTTTTCAATCAATGGGTGGTGCTATAATTGGTGCCATATGTGAAAATTCAACGATTTATGAATTCGGGAAAGATTATACAACCATTGTAGAAGTCGAAGCGGTTGCAACTCAAATATTGTCATTATATGAACAGTATTTAACTATTGTCGATAATGCCAGTACTTCAAATTATAATCTAACGGATAACTTCCAACCTGATCCCGTAATGCAAAGTGATTTGAATTCATTAGTTATGTACACCATTGGAAACATTTATAATTTAGCATTTGAGGCAAAACAGGAAAGGATTATTTATACGGACAAAGTAACCAACTTGATTTTATTAACTCATCGATATTTGGAATTGGATGCCAGTGATGAAAACATTGCGACATTCAGGAAAATAAATGACCTTAAATTAAATGAGTTGTTCAGGATTAAAAAGGGTAGAAAAATAAAATATTATATCTAATGAAAGTAAAAATAAACGGTAAAAATTGCACGTTTTTTACAGAGGGTAGCATTCAATTAAAATTGGATTCTATCGCCTCTGTTTTTTCGTTTAAAACTAGATTTAATCCAGAAAACGATGACCACAAAGAATTGTTTAAACCTTTGCAGTATTATAAAGTTGAAATATTCAATGATTCAAACGTATTGAGTTTCACAGGAACGATTTTAAACCATTCATTCCAAAGTGACCAGAATGTAAATTTATTGGTTTTGTCGGGTTACTCCCTTTCTGGAATACTGGAAGATGTTGTAATTCCTGTAAATCAGTATCCATTGGAAAGCAATAATAGAAGTTTGAAAGATATTGCGACTCGGTTGTGCGGGTTTTACGGAATTGGATTATACATTGATGACAGTGTAATAAACGAAACTAACGCCATATTTAAGAAAACAACCGCATCAGCAACGGATACCATTAAAGATTATTTATCGAGGCTTACAAGTCAGAAAAATATAGTTTTGTCTCATAATGCCAAAGGTCAGGTAGTTTTATTCAAACCAAGCGATAATCAAAAAATAAGATACTTTTTCAACAAAGGAAATTCTTTGAGTATGACGGCCAATTACAACGGTCAGGCGATGCACAGCCATTTGAGCGTTGTTCGCCAACCGTCACAAGATAATGCGGGCGTTTCAACAGTTGACAGTATCCAAAATCCGTTGATTAAAACGTACCGGCCAACGACAAAGATTTTGAGTTCAGGTGAAGACACCGACACAAGGAAAGCGGCCGATAATGAATTAGCATCGGAATTGAAAGCAATTGCAATAACGGTAAATTTAAAAGGGTTGTTTGATGATATTTACCCTGGAGAAATTGTAAACGTACATTGCCATGAGATTTACTCTTTTGCTTACAGTCGATATATGGTTTCAGATGTAACATTAAATTTCAATGAAAAATCAGATACGACAACTTTGAATTTGGTGCTTCCAGAAACGTATACCGGCCAATTACCAAAAGATATTTTATTTGCTTACAAATCACATAAAACAGACATCTAATGATAACATACGCTAAGATTAAAAGTGCCACAATAGAACTTGGAAAGCGAATTTTGAAGTTCGAGGAATTCGGGGCAAAGACGGCTTCAGAAAGTATGCCTTTCGGGATCGATTCAAATCCTATTGCGGATATGATTGCGATTCACTCCACGACTTCAAATAATGCCGAAAGTGTTATTATTGGATACATCAACAAAAATCAAATTGCAGGGGTTGGAGAAAGTAGATTGTACTCGTTGAATGCAAATGGAGTGTTAAAAGCGTTCGTTTATTGCAAAAACGATGGAATACTACTTTTGAACGGAGATACTTATTCTGGGGTACGATATGAGCCTTTAAACACAGGATTAGGAAATCAAAATACATTAATAAATGCGGAACTTTTAAAAATACAAACTGCCATTACTACCTTGGGCGGTGCGTATGCACGTTCTAACGTCACTATAGATGTCACAACCTCAAAAAGTGAATCTGTAAAAATAAAGTAACCAAATTTATTGATTGTCGAACCCCGTTATTTATGATAGCGGGGTTTTTTATTGCAAGTTTTTTAATTATTTTAAAAGAAAAGTTTGTGTATTACAAATTATCTTGTATATTTGCATATGTTTAATCAGTAAAAAAACAAATTATGACAACTCAAGAAAAAATCGAAAACTTAAAAACTAAAAGAACAGGAATAATAACTGAGTTAAACAAATACAACGCAGTTAAAAACAATGAAGTTACTTTAGTTGAAGCTATGACAATGTTGAAAGACTTTTATCTTGCAAATGAAGGTGATTCTTTATTACCTGCTTATTCTCATTTGGATTCTATTTTAGGAGTTGGTTCTAAAAGTATTTCAGTAACATTTACTAAGCCTTATTCTGAAAGTAATCACGCAAAACAAGTGGCTTATTTTGGATCTGAAAAAATGAAATCATTCAAAAACAACCTTTAATTTTATAATTATGAAAACGTACACTAACACAGTAATTATCAACGGTGAAAAATTCACAAATAAAGTAGAAGCTAAAAATTATCAGGAAGCTTTGAAAATCCAAAAAGAACGCAAAGCAAAATCAAGAAATACGTTTCAAGGGCGTTTAACTATATCATAAAAAACAACTATTAATCAGTAAAACAAAACAAAATGAAAACATCAACAATTATTATCGGAATCTTTTCAATCATTTTAATCGTAGTTATTGCCTTTGGCGATATGAAAGGGTAATTATGAAAAAGTATATAGTTTATTACTACACAGAAAAAAACGATGAATGCGTGGATTGTGAAATAGAAGTTGATGCAAAAAACATTATAGCGGCTTATTTTGCATTTGAAGAAAAAGTAAAAGTTTATAGACGAGTTTATAAAATCGAAGAAAAAACAAATTAATTATGAAAACACAATTTGAATCAATCCAAATAATCAGGGAAGATGGATACCCAAAAGTAAAGGAAATCAAATCAGGGGTAAAATTCAAAACGGATGCCAAAGACCCAAATTTTGATTTACCATATTCTAACCTTGAAAAAACATATGATGACTAAACTTGAAATCTTTGCAACTGTGAGTGAATTTTTATTGTTTTTAGGATGGGTTATTCTTTCCTATAAATACTATAAAAAACATAGTTTCGAATTGGCATTAATTGCCTTGGTTGTTGCGCTTCTTTTCTTGGGAATTGCAATATTAAATTTTAACTTTTAAACATAAATAAAATGGCAGAAAAAAAATTGATTATCGACGTTAAGAGTGCCTTATTAGCACACGAACGTAAAACAGGCGAAAAGAAAACAATGTCGGAACATTCTAAGCATTTCAATGTCACTACTACGACATTTCAGAATTGGGATAAAGAAGCACCCGCCGCCGTGAAATTCATTTTTAATTTTATGAAGGAAACGGGATGCACATTTGAAGAATTAGTAAAAGAAGTTTAAACCAAAAAAACCTAAACAATGTCAAAAGAAAATTTATCATTAGAAAATTTAAAAGTATCGAATCTTCCAGAATTACAAGGATGGAAAGACAAACAGGAAAATCTTGTAAAAGAGAATCCATTTGTGGGAATAACGGATAACAAAACCTACGAGGTGGCTTGCAAAAGCAGAACCGCATTATTGAAAGGGCGTACTTCTTTGGAGGGTCAGGACAAACTTATTGCCTCAAAATTAGCA